CAGAAGCTGCGAGCTTGACAATGAAAGTAGAAAATGTTAGTATGTTAGGTATCAATGAGGAAAATGTTGAGGAGGCTTTGACACAATAATGGCTACATTTAACGTTTGTTATTTAAGATGGTATACTGATCCCGAAAACGAAGCAGAAACATTTGCTGCTTACGAAACTATATACAGAAATGTACCTATCAAGTATCTTAAAAAATTTACTAATAAAGATTTAAAAATGAAGATGTTGAAGCATTGTGATTGGAACTATAAAGATATGGCTACCAACTATACTAACGTTTCTAATATTGAGATAGTGACAGAAAAAGAATATTATCAAACATATGAAGATGTATTTGGTGAAACAGCTGCTGGCGATAAAAATATGTTTAACGATTATGGTCAACAATTCGATAGACAATCTTTAAGAAAAGATTTTAATCCTATATTAACAAAGAGTAAAGTTTACTCTTACAACGGTGAGAAATGTAACTAATGAAAACGATTACTATTACAGTAAAGAAGAAAACATTAGCACAGGTTTATAATCAAGTAAAAATGTGTGAAGACCTTGGTTTTCCTAGTTTTTGTAAAGGCGAACCTATTAACGACTTGATGAAAGAAATTAAGAGAGATATTAATAAACAAAAGAAAGCAGATAAAGATTTAGGCTGGAGAGAATTTTTTGATTTCTGGCCATTATCAATAGTAACACCAGCAATGTTATTATTATTACTATACGGAGCAATGACACAATGAAATATAATGAAGATAAAATAATTAAAGAAATATCAGACTATGTATCTGGTACATATACAGAGCATTATAGTACAACTAAAGACGGTTTTCAAGTACAAGATATGTTGAGACATTTAGGTATTGACAAGGATTTTTGTCAAGCCAATGCTATCAAATATCTTGCTAGATATGGTAAAAAGAATGGTAAGAACAGAAAAGACTTGCTTAAAGCAATACACTATGTTATACTATTAATGTCAAGTGAAGATAACAATAAGGAGGAAAATGGCAGTTGATACAGATATATTCTTTAATAAAGATGATGTAAATAAAAATCTATACAGAAAGAAAACTTATTATACTCTGGTTGTAGAGCAAGAAGTTTTAGCTAATAACAAAGATGAGGCTGATAAAAAATTTACAGAGTGTGGTATAGATCACTCAAAAGTTAACCACGATATAACTGAAACAAAAGATGGTGTTGAGACTTATATGGTAGACGCCAACTATACAGATTCAGATAATACAAAATATATGGGTAGAGTTGTGTACGATACAGACACATATGACCAGACTTTAGAAGAAGCTCAGGAAAATGGTGATGTTACTATTGACTCATATGAACCAGAGAAAGAAGTAATGACACCAAAAGAAGAAGACGCTAACGCTGGTGTTGTAAGAGACAAAGATGGTAATGTTCAATCGGAGGTAACACAATAATGGATATGTTTTTTCTAATGATGATGATATTGATTTTAGGTTGGTTAGTTTACTTATTGTATTTAACTAATGACGCTAAAAAAATATGTGATAGAATGTTAGATAGATTTAAAAAAATGAAAAAAGATTTAAAGGACTATGAATAATAAACCTAATGAGTGGGAACAAGGCGTGATAGATGGCGCTGTAGAGTATTCTATTATGGAGTGGAGATCACTTGATAGAAGTACAAAGACAATTGTAAAAACTTATAAAGAGGCTAAAGAATTGTTTAAAAAAACTATTAAGAAACATAGACAGACCTTGGCCTACGCTATTAATAAAGATGGTAGATATGCTAATCTTAATCATTTACCAGAATTTAAGAAGGAGCTAGCTGATGAGTAATCAAAGACCAGGTAAAGTAGTAAGAGCTGCCGATCCAACAATGAAAGATATGACAACTCTAAAGTTTTTTAAAAATGCTCAAAAATTATTAGAACAAGAGGGTAAAACAGATGAGGCGTTTTATTTTGAACAGATGGTAGATTGGTTATCTAGTGGCCACCAATTACCTACCACGGAAGAACAAACAATAAAGGCACTAGGAATATAGGAGGACTATGATAACAGAAATAACAATGGTTGATACGTTAAATTTGGCGATTGATCAATTAGATAAAGGTTTGACCATAGATTGTAAAAAGACCTTGGTTGACCAAAGAGACAAATTACAAAACGATATAGATTCGTTTCATAAATGGGCTGAGACTCAATCAGATATTGATACATCAATACAACTAGAGATTGATAGTGAGGCAGGAAAGTAGATGATGTACTACTCACATAAGCTAAGAATCACCAATCCTGGCGTGTCCAGGTGTGTTCCAGGTGTAGAAAATCAAGTAAAATCAATACTTTTTACAGGCTTGACAATTGGAACGATTTGTTATATACTAATATCATTAACTTAACAGAGAGAGGAATACATATGTTTTATACAAAAGAAATGCTACACAAAGAGTTTAAGATGGTCACAGAAAAAGACCAAAGTAAAAAGAAAGAAACATTTACTAACAGAGTTGAATATTTAAAAGCTCTTAAAGAAGATATGATTAAAGCTCCAAAGAACTTTAGTAATCTTAATTTAACAACAGATAATCTACAAAATTTAATTGATGATTGGTCTGCTCCAAAACCACTTGACGCTTTTTACAAAAGAATATTTGGTATGACTTATGCTGAGAAGAAAGCACAAGAAGAACTAGAATACGTTATATATGAAAATGGTGAGAAAAAAGAAGTTAGAAAATCTAAAAAAGAAACACAATCAGTACATTAAATCTTTAGGTGTCAACATTGATGTTGATACTGGTGAGATTGTGTCTTCGTTTGAGGGTTATGATTTTCCAGATTTATCGTGTAGGCCAAGTTTACCTACAAGTGATAATATAGCAGGTGTTGGTTTGAAAAAACAATATGCTACACAGGTGCCTGCTGGTAAAACAATAAGTGTGGCTTACAATAAGGGTCCTTATATGATTGTTGATGATAAGGATTTTAAAACTATGGGAAGGAAAATATAGTATGAAAACTATGATGATGATAACCATTGCTGTTTTAATGACAATGACAATGGCTAAGAGTGATGAGACAAAGACTATAACTCCTAAAGAGTTTGCTACAGCAATTGCTGAAACACCAAAAAAAGTTGGTAACCATTTAAAAAATGAATGGGAAGAAACTAAAGAGTTTCAAAAAGCTGGTTGGGCTGAAATGAAAACTAAATGGCCTTGGAACAAAATCTTTAAAAGTGAGACTCAATAATGGCTGCTGATTTTGTTTGTACTAGTGCTAATGACGGTACACATTTATTCAGACCTGTTTCTGCCAGAGGACATACTTTCTGGCAAGAACAAAACTTTAATAAATTTGTAATTGATAATAATGAAGAATACTATATTGTAAAAAGTGTAGATAGTGAGAAAATTTGTGATGAAATTAGAAAAAATAATTTGGATTTTACTAGTTAGTTTGTTATTAACAAATTGTGCTATGAATAGATCAAATGTAGGTGCCGGTTTAGGTGCTACCACAACAACAGGTGCTTGTGTATCAATGGGTGTGGATAATCCTTACGCTATTGCTGGTTGTGCTGTTGTTGGTGCCTTTAAGGGTGCTGATCTTATGTATAATTCAGATTATGATGTACACAATGCTGTCTTTGTAGACCATTTAAATACAAGTCCTAATGGCTCAAGTTATACAAATTGGTTTAATTCTAAAACTGGCAATTCTGGTATAATTAAAACTTATAGTACATATATTAAAGGGCCTATTAAGTGTAAAGACTATGACGCTACGGTAGACATATCAAGTAAATGGCCATTAGTTGGTATTGGTGGTGTAAATAGATCAATGGTGTTTGGTACTGCTTGTCAGTTACCTGATGGCCAATGGATTGAGGATCCTACAAATTAATGAGAAAAATATTTTATTTTATTACAACAGCTTTTTGGATTTTCATATTAATGGCCACATTTGAAGCAATGGCCGGTGAAAAAATATTACACAGTAAAATTAAATCTATATCACCAGAAAAAACCGATGGTCAATATTGTTTTGTAAAAGTGGTAATTAAACAAACGGGTGATGAGATTATTAAAGAGGAAATTTTGGAGTGTGCTGATGGTAAAAAAGGCATTGATACCCCAGGTTATTGGGATTTATTTGCTCAGTTTTATTATAGAGACGTAAACGCTACAGAATACTGCCGATATTATAGTCGGGAGGGACACGCTTTTAAAACACCAGGAAAAGTGTGTTTACAAGTAAATGGTGAATGGGAGGTTAGATGATTAGAAATATAATCATAATTGCTCTTGTATTAGTAATAATGTATGATGTATCTGCTGAAGAGTCATTATCCTATATTCAAATGGGACTTGACTTTTTAAAAGAGATCGTATATAATGTAGAGAGGAGTGTGGAAAAAATATGAAAAACTACATAAAAGTAATAGGTATATTATTGGCTGGTTTGTTAGTAGCAAACTGTTCTAGTACAACCTATAATATGAAGTCAGAAAAAGGCAAGGTATTGAATAAAGTACCTGCTTGGTATATGAATGACTTTAAAGTAAAGAAAGCGTGTGGTACTACAAAGTTTGGTAAAAACAAAAACAAAGAGTGTATCTTTGGTGTTGGTACTGCCGTGTCGCCTGATTTACAATTAGCAATCGAAAAAGGTATGATGATTGCCAAGGCTGATTTAGCTGATATTGTAAAAGGTGAAATGAACAAACAATCTAAACAATACATAACTGAAATTGGTAAGACTAACTCATTGTCTGTTGTATCAGATGTTGAGGTAACTTTAATCAATATAATATCTAAAACACAAGTTAGAGGTTATGAGACGTGGCAAAAAGATGTCACTATAACTAAAAACGGATATTATAGAGTTTGGATTGGCTTAAGATTGCCAATGGGTGAGTATAATAGAATGTATAATTATACCATTGAGCAAGCATTAGACTCTTTCAAGTTAAAAGAAAAGTCTGATATTGCTTATAAACAACTATTGGAAAATACAGGTAATACAAATGAAAATAACAATTTACAGTAAGAATAATTGTATATACTGCTCCAAGGCCAAGACCTTGGTAAAAAACCTTGGCCTAGAGTATGAGGAAAAGTCATTAGAAAAAGACTTTGGCTCTGACCCTAGTAAGATGTTAGAAGACATTGGTAAAAATGTTAGAGCTATGCCTCAAATTAAAATTGATGATGAGTTAATTGGTGGTTATAATCAATTAATTGAATACTTTGAGAAACAAGGTAAAGTTAATTTTAAGGGTGAGATCATAGGTGAGTGACGATAAAATAATACCATTTCCTAAAAATCGTATTGTTAATCAAAGAAGTAGAGAACTTGATGAACAAAGGCGAAAGATGAGTAGTAAAGCTGCCAAAGAAATAGAAAAACAACAAACAAAACAATTTGTTGAAACTTCGGTAGATGATATGAGTATGAATTTATTAAAACAATTTTATGATATGGCTGTCAAAACTGATAAACATAGTTTTACAAAAGACTTGGCTTTGTTAGTTGATATAATGAGAGGTTTATTATACAGAGACTTTAATATGAATCACCCAGCACAGAAATTATCAGACAAAATGGTAAAGTTAAAAGTAAATAGAGACGGAACTCAATCGGCACAAATAGATTATTCAACCGTCACAGATACAAAATCTAAAAATGGCAAACCATTAAGTAAAGATTTTAAAGAAGAACTAAAAGATTTAAACGAAACTGGTATTAAATTTGATCCAGATGACGATAACGGAATTACATAAAGTAATCGCCTTAACAGGTTGTAAAATAGTCCAAAAATAAAAAGGAGAAAATTATGTTTGGAACAAAAAAAGTAGAAAACAGAGGCAGAAAGAGTTTGTCAAAAAAACAAACAATTCTTAATGCTTTATTAAGAGGTCAATCAATCGCTTGGAAGACTTTAAACACAAAGTTTGGTCTTAAATCACCAAGAGCTATGGTTGATACTTTAAGAGCTGAAGGTTATATGATCTACGGTTCAAAAGTAAAAGGTAAACACGTGTACAGACTTGGTACACCAACGAGAGCTATTATCTCAGCTGGTATCAAAGCGTTATACGGTACGCCTTTCAAATACGACAATGCTTCAGTTGTAGCACCTACAAAAGCTACAGTTGCTTCTATTGACGCTTAATCAAAATAACGGTGTGGTGGCGAGCAATCGCCACCTATCATTTATGGATTTACAACACGGATTATTATTAGGTTTTATCGGCTGTACATTTACAGTAATAGGTTTTTTTATAGCATACATAGTTGCTATAAAAGTTGTTTTTAAAAAAAAGAATAAATTAACAAATGCTTTAGATGATTTAAATAAAAATATGCCAGGATGGAAAGGTGATGATTGCCAATGAGTGAGTTTACAGAGGGAGCATTTAACTTTTTAAAAAGAATTATTAGAGGGTCTTCATTAATGTTGGCCGTCATATATACATTAGGTCACATATGTATAGCAATGACCGTGGTGACTTTATTAACAGGCGCCAGTTTGTGGGAGGCAGGTGCTGTAGCACTAATTGAGCCTACAATAAATGGTGTGTGGTTTTACATACTACACTCAACTTGGAAAAAATTATATGGCAAATAGAATTAAAAAATCAGAGTATCAAAACTATGCTGATTGTATAAGAAGTGATCAGGTATCAGCACCTGAAATAGTTGAATTATTTGAAGACAAAGCATTTTATAAATGGTATAAGAAAAAATATTTAAATGATACTAGTAGACCTTAATCAAGTTTTAATATCAAACCTTATGGCACAAGTCAGAGGTAAGGGTGATGTAAAACCAAATAAAGAAATGATAAGACAAATGGTGTTAACTTCATTGAGAGGTTTTAATGCCAAGTTTAAACAAGAATACGGTACAATGGTTTTATGTTCAGACGCCAGCGATCCTTGGCGAAAAGACTTTTTCCCTAACTATAAACACAGTAGAAAACAAGCCAGACTAGATGGCCCTTTTGATTGGGATAATATATTTAAAATAATTACCGAGATTAAAGAAGAAATAAAAGATAACTTTCCTTACATTATGATGTATGTAGAGAACTCTGAAGCAGATGATATTATAGCAACACTAATTAAATTACAAGAGGAAGACATCTATCTTGTTATATCAGGTGACAAAGACTTTATACAACTACATCATTATGGTAATGTATATCAATGGTCACCATTTTTAAAATCATTTATTGGTGAACAAGAGGATCCTGTAAAATTTTTAAGAGAACAGATAATAAAAGGTGACCGATCAGATGGTGTACCAAACATATTATCAGATGACGAAATTTTTGTTAGAGGTGATAGACAAAAACCTATTACTAAACAAAAGTTGGCTGAATGGTCTAATTTAGACAACATACCACTAGGTTCAGAAACAAAGAAGAACTATAACAGAAATAAGAAGCTAATAGACCTATCTCAAATACCATTGACGATAGAAAAAAACATTATAAATAGCTTTAGAAATTATAAAGTACCTGACAGGTCGCTCCTGTTGCCTTACTTTATGAAGAACAAACTGAAATCATTGATTGAAAACATTAACGATTTTTGACAATATATATTGGAGATAATTATGGCAGAACAACAACCAAGAAACTCACAACTAATGAGTAAAGAGGCTATGACGGCTATGGCAAGCACTTCTGGTGTTTCCGGTAAAACCGTACACGAAATCTTTACTTTAATAAACAACGCTAAAGATAAACCTAAAAAAATAGAAGTTTTAAAACAGTACGATAAACCGTATTTAAGACAACTATTAAAGGCCGCTTTCTATTCTAAAATAGAATGGGACTTACCAGACGGAACGCCGCCATTTATGGCAAACGAGGCACCAGTTGGTACACAGCATACACTTTTAAGAAACGAGACAAGAAGATTGTTTAACTTCATAAAAGGTGGTAATAACACTCTATCTAAAACAAGAAAAGAAACCTTGTTTATTCAGATGTTAGAGGGTTTACACACGACAGAAGCTGATTTATTAATCAACATTAAAGACAAAAGATTAAACCAAGTTTACAAAGGCCTTACAGAGGCTGTAGTAAAAGAGGCTTTTGGCTGGAATGATGATTTTATGAAAAAAGCTTAAGAATCAACGAATTTTGAGGGCGTCCATTGTGTCGCCCTTAAAAAAACTCAATAAAATCAACACTTTTAATCGCTTGACAAAACACATTTTTTACTGTATATTATAAATATAAACAGAGAGGATATTATGAAAAAGTTTGTTATGACAATATTGATAGTAAATGGCCTGATATGGGGTTTACTTTCAAATATAGCGAAAGCAGATGACTATAATACGGCGGTAATTGGCCACGTTATACAATCTAAAGTGAATGGCGAGAATGTTGATGTTAACGCTTTGATGAGTTATGAGTTAGAAAAACTAGCTCACAAATACTCTATTGAAATGGTATCAATACTTCAAGCTTACTTACCTGCTATTTTAGATGGTGTGATGACCGATTTAAGATTACAGGCAGATGAAAAATATAAATGTGCTTTATTAAAAGATTCTAAAATTAAGGACGATTGTAAATGATTGAAATATTTTTAGAAGCTCCACTTGAATTGAAAATTATTATATTGGCGGGACTATCACTAGTCATATACGAATTTTTAAGAAAAGAGGTTTCAAGTTGGAAAAAGCAAAAGTCAAAAAAATACTGAAAAAAGAATTATCATCCAGACGTAAGTATAAAACAACTTACAAGGATATAAAATATTACTTTGAAATGATTAATAAAATTGTATTTAAAAACAAATTAGCACCTTTCAACGAGATTAAAATTAAAAAGATTTACAAAGATAAATCTAAAAAGTTTTGTTATGGACAAGTAACAACTTGGGTATGGGAAAGAAAAGGCACACAACAATTTTGGTTAGAAATGTTGCCTGAATACCGAAACAAAAAAGATTTTGTGGACACTTTAGGACACGAAATGGTACATCTATATCAAATGGCCAATTTAGGTGATACTGGCAATCATAATAAACTGTTTTATAGTTTTAGGCCGAAATTAAATGCTATAGGAATTGACCTATAATGAAAGTGAGAGAGATATATAATGAGAAAAGTAAAAGAGTTAGACCCTTATATTAAGTCACGTGTTGGTGAGGCACTATTACAATTAGATGGCCTTACAAAACCATCAAACAGACCAGGCACTAGTAAATTATATTATACTGGTAATTGGGCAAAAGACATTTACGACAACTATACAGAAAAACAAGCAGAGACAATCTTCGGTAAGGTTGAGAAGTTAAAACCACATTTAACTTTCTTTCAATCAAAATTAGATACATTTAAAGATGAAGATGGTAGAGAATGGGGAGGATATGATTATTATGCCAAAAAAATATAATTGGGATAAAGTATTAGATACAACTTGGCGTATCACAAAGATAAGTTTTGCTATTGCTTTAGTTTGTTTATTAGCTTATGGTTACGGTACTTTTAAACCTAATAAGTGGGCAAAAGACAAAGTAAATGATGATGTTGAGAACTTTTATTTACAAAAGATAGCAGATTTAGATTTAAGAGAACCAGAGTTTACATATAGCAATGATATACAATTTGTTAGAGCTTTACATAAATGTATAGACTATATTAATTTTACAACGCCTCGTATGGATAGAGTGCCGTTTGAAATGATTATAGGTCAGGCAGCTTTAGAGACAGGTTGGGGTACAAGTAGATTTGCCACAGAGGGTAATAATCTTTTTGGTATTAGAACTTGGTCTAAAGATGTACCACATATGGTGCCACACGGCGTAAAAGGTTGGCCAGGTTGGGGTGTTAGAATATTTGCTACAAAATGTGATAGTGTAGCAGAATATGTTAGACTATTAAATGAACACCCAGCGTATGCTGACTTTAGAAAGCTAAGGGAAAATATGTTAGTAAATAATTATACTTTAGACCCTATTGCTTTAATTAAAACTTTAGATAAATTTTCTACAACTGCTGACTATGATAAGCGAGTTATAAGAATAATTAACAAAGTTAGAAAGTTAGAAGAAACTTACGCCAGCGACAAAGCAATCAAATAAATATAACTATGTTTTTAACATTACTAACTTTTATATCGGCCATTAGTATTTCTGTTATAGCAGCTGGTTATTCAATCATAGGTCTAGCAACACTTTTTGCTGGTGCTTTTGTTCCTATCATTGCTATGGGTTCTGCTTTAGAAGTAGGTAAATTAGTGGCTGCCAGTTGGCTATATCAAAACTGGCGCTCAGATGTTCCAAGATTATTAAAGGCGTACTTATTTGGTGCCATTGTAGTTTTAATATTCATTACATCAATGGGTATTTTTGGTTTCTTATCAAAAGCTCACCTTGACCAAGTAAAACCTACATCTGGTAATAATATAAAAATAGAATTATTAGACAATCAAATTAGTCAACAAGAGTTAATTATTACTAGATCACAAAATACACTTGATAGATTAGATAAAGCTTTAGATGTTTACATAGACAAAGAATATGTAAGTAGAGGTTTAAAAGAACGTAAGAAACAAAAAGAAGAACGAGACGAATTAAATACAGCAATCAACAATGCTAGTGATAAAATTGCTGAACTTACAAATAAAAAGTCATCTTTAAAATTAGAACAAGATAAGATAGAGGCCGAAGTAGGTCCAATCAAATATATCGCTGAAATGATATATGGCGAACAAGCAGAGAATTATTTTGACCACTCTGTTAGAATAGTTATATTGATATTGATATTTGTATTTGATCCTTTGGCAGTATTACTATTGATAGCTGCTAATATTTCATTAAGACAATGGAATATGAAAAGAAAATTAAGTAAAGTAAATGATGAAGAATATCTACAACACAAGATAGAAAAGTTAGAAAAAAGAAATAAAAAACTAAAAGGTTACCAAGGTTTTGTAAATAAACTAGGTTATAAAGAGTTAGATGGTCTTAATCCAGATGAGATTAAACTGAAATTAGATCAAATTATGGACTGGAACGATAATGACAAAAATAATACTAATAATTAGCATAATAGTTTTGACAGGTTGTATGAAAACGACCTGTGTATCTCATAGTGTATGGACAACAAAATGTGAGAAAAAAGTAGATTGGAAAGACCCTAAATTTTCTTTGATGAGAACCATTATCACTAATGGTGCTAATATGGGAAACTAAGCTTGACAACCTTGGTGGATATGATATATTATAGATATGATTACTAATGAAGATATAAAAAGACTAAATTTACCTAAACTGACACCTGTACAGATTAGAAGAATATCAAACGCTGAAAACAGATGTAAAAACGCAATGACCGATTGGAGTAAAAACTATTGGTATAATGTTTTCAAAAAACTATGTGAGAAATATGACGCTATGGATTATTTCAGAAAGGTTATACATTAATGAATGTTTTTTATTTAGATAAAGACCCCGTAAAAGCAGCTCAAATGAGTTGTGATAAACACGTGGTAAAAATGATTTTAGAATCAGCACAATTACTTTCTACTTGTCATAGAGTATTAGACGGTGTGGAATATTATGGCAAAACTGCCAACGGTAGAAAAATCAAAAGGTGGAAACACCCTAATTCAAACTACGAACAAATACTATACAAAGCAGGCTGGGTAAAACACCCTAGCACAATATGGTTATTTGAATCTGCTTACAACTATATGTGGTTGTACAAACATATGATGGCTCTTAATGATCAGTATAAGAAAAGATATAATCATACAAAAGACCACGTTGCTATACAAAAACTAGGTGCTATATTATCAGAGCCACCTAAAAATTCTAAAATAAATAAAATGGCAACTGATCCACAACCTGCTATGCCGGATGAATGTAAAGTACCAGGTGACGCTGTTCAAAGTTATCGTAATTATTACGTGATGAAGAAAAGAAGATTTGCTACCTGGAAAGCACCGTCTGTTGTACCACAATGGTATACAGATATGATTGAAGCTGACAATAAAAATGTACAGTATAATCAATATGATAGTTTTGACGCCAAATGGCCAGAGACATTTAAGGAATAGTATGGACTATGAAGAACAAGAAAAATTGTCTTTAGAAGAATCTAAAAGACAAACTAAAGAAAGAAAAAACAAAGGTAAAAATATGATTAGACCATTTACATTTGACGAAGAAAAAATGTTATGGGATGGTTTAAGAGAGGAAAAAGATAATGAGAAATCAATTAATTGAAGCGTTACAAGAACACGCTAAAGGTCACATAGCAAAACACAAAGCAAATGTAGAAGTATTACTAGAAAAAATAAATGGTATTGCTGAACATCCTGATGTTGTTGAAACAATTGAAAAAGAATTAAAGATAATTGCTGAGTATGATGACCAGTTAGAAATGCTTGATAAGTATTTTATAACTAAAGACCCATTTAAAAGTTAATGCCTTTATATACGTTTTATAATAAAAAAACTAAAAAAGAGCATACTGATATGATGACCATATCAGAAATGGAGACATATTTAGAACAAAATCCACACATTAACCAGGTCCCTAAAGGTCTAAATATTGTAGCAGGGGTTTCAGGCCTCTCATACAGGCAAGATGGCGGATGGAAAGACAATTTAAGTAGAATAGCAGAGGCTCACCCTAAAAGTGCCCTTGCCGATAGATATGGTAAAAAAACAATCAAACAATCTAAAACAGAACAAGTATTAGCGAAACACAGGAAAAGAAGAGGTAAATAATATGGCAGATATACCAGATTATATGCGAGATTTTGATATGGACCAAGACTATGGTTTTACACCGGTGTCTTCAAAGCCAAAAACTGATAGTACGCCTGCTGTTGATCCAAAATTGGTAGAAAACTCTAACATAGAAATTTCTAAAGTTAAATCAGATGTTTCATCAATCAAATCAATGATGAACGAGATAATGCAAATAGTAGCAGAAAAAGAAACTATATCAAAAGAAGTACAAAACAAAGATATAACAGATAGGTTTAAAGAAATTGAAAAAGTAATATTACCATTTTTATACAACTTATCAAAGTCAGATGAACCTTACATACATTGGCCAAATAGAGGACCAATTATTAAGGCACAAATAGAAAAGGTATTAAAACTTACAAGGGGGTAATTTATGGAAGCGAAAGCAAAACATAAAGAACTAAAAAGAAAAGTGAATGAAGCTGAAGACATAAGAAACAATGATAGGTCTTCACATAGTTGGTATGAATTAAAAAACCTAAAAAAGTTAAAGTTAAAAGCAAAGGAAAAAATAAATGAGACTAAGCAAAAACTTTTCGCTTAAAGAGCTTATTAAAAGCGAAACAGCGACAAGAAAGAATATCAATAATAATCCTAATGAGGATAATATTGAGAACTTACAAAGACTTTGTGACCACGTTTTACAACCAGTCCGAGACCATTTCGGTAAAGTTGTATCAGTATCAAGTGGGTTTCGTAGTCCAGAATTGTGTGTAGAGATTGGCTCAAGTGTAAATTCACAGCACGCCTCTGGCCAGGCGGCCGATTTTGAAATCTATGGGTTGTCAAATAAAACATTGGCCGATTGGATACACGATAACCTGGATTTTGACCAGTTGATATTGGAATACCACAAAAAGGACGAACCTAATAGTGGGTGGGTACATTGCTCTTACAAGAATGGTGACGACAATAGAAAAGAATACTTAATAGCATTTAGAGACGCTAACGGTAAAACGGCTTACCAAAAAGAATATTCAGACGCTGCTGGTGGACCTACACCTGAAGAAGTCAATGAATCTTTGATTTGACACCGATTTAATTAAGTATGAAGCTTGACAAATAAGCTAAATTATGGTATAGTGAGGATATTATGGCATTTAATTTTATAGAACTAGACAAAACTGTATTACCTAAAACAAAAGGTATGAAAGTGGATGGTCACCGTTTTTACAATATAGACGGTAAAAACTATCCCTCTGTTACCACAGTATTAGGTATCAGAAAAACTGAACAATTAAAAGAGTGGCGAGAAAAGATTGGCGAAAAAGTTGCCAATTGGGAAATGGGCAGAGCAGCTCGTAGAGGTAAATCTTTCCACACCCTCGTAGAACAATACATCAAAGGCGAAACTCCTAGTATTAGAGATGTTTTACCATTAGGTTTATTTAAGTTGATGAAACCTTACATAGACCAAATTGATAATATACATTTACTAGAGGCAATTATGTATAGTCCAAAACTTACAATTGCTGGTCAAGTAGATTGTGTTGCTGAGTACAATGGTAAGTTGTCTGTAATTGATTTCAAAACAGCTAATAAAGAAAGATTAGAAAGTTGGATTGAGAATTACTTTTTACAAACCACGGCTTATGCTCATATGTATGAAGAAACATTTGGTAAAAAGATAGAGCAAATAGTCATTTTGATTGCTAGTGAAGACGGCTCTGTTCAGACTTTCGTTAAGAACAAAGCAGACTACGAAGAAGAACTTGGCAAATCTATTCAAAACTTTTATAAATATTTTGAAGAAAAAACAAAAGATAAGATAGCGAGTAAATAACATCTTATCAAATAGGATAAGATGAAAAAACTAATAATAATTTTAAGTATTTTATTTGCTAGCATAGCATATGCTGACCACGAAGATGAGATAGGTTCATACTATTTTCAACAAGTGCCAGCGTTATGTGGTTCAATAGATAAGATAAACATATATCTTGACCATTTCAATTTTAAACCATATAATCTCTCTTTAGGTAGAGAGGGTATGAGAGAAGATGGACAACCAGTTTATATGATAACTTACTATGTGAACGAAGATGAAACACAAACAACGGCTGTAATAGATGTTCCAAATCAATCAGAGAGTTGTATATTGTTTCATACATTTGATCTGACAAAACCTAACAAAGGATAATTATGAAAAAACTTGTGTTGATAATAATATCAAGCGTCTTATTGACAGCTTGTAGTATAAGTGAACCAAGACTTTCTTTTGGTAAAAAATGTACCGAAAAGGAAGATAAAATTGTTTACTCATACATTTGGTTATATGATAAACAAGTTGGCAACCCAGCTGATAAAGATACTTGTAAACTTCTCAAAGAATAATTAGGCAATAAACTTGCCAAAATCATTTACTTATGATATATTGGTACCGTTAACACACCAGAAAGGTACCGGGGTGTATGGATGCGAGAGTGGAAATACACCCTTTAAAACATTATGACAAGTAAAGAATTTAGTTTAAAAATAGAAAACATTGTAAAAGAAAAATCCATATCACATATGGAGGCTGTATTGTGGTATTGTAAAGAGAATCAAATAGATGAGGGTACAGTTGGTAACCTTATATCAAAATCATTAAAAGAAAAAATTAAATTAGAGGCTACTAATTTAAAAATGTTAAAGTATCCAAAGTGTGGCCAATTACCAATGTAATATGTTAGAATTTGATTATAAAATAGATTATAAAAATACAACATTTAGACCAAATGATACACGATACAGAATAGGTCGTGGTGAACAAGGCGTATTATTAGTTAGACCATATACAGATGTTATTTGTAAACATTGGCGATTTAAGACCGTAAGAGAAGCAAGAAAAAGTGCTGAACACATTTATAATATGTACGCTGATTATAGAGTATTAAAAGATTTTATAGGTATGGATATGTGTAGAAAGTTTTTAGAAATGGGTTTTACAAGAGCTAGACGATATGCTAATCACAAAGACGGTAAGAAGTATGGTAAAGACGGAAAAGTTTTACCACAAGAGAAAGATTGGGCTACAAGTGAAAAAGCTAAGGCGGCTAGAACATTTAAAAGATGGCGTGATGTGGTAACACACGATCCTATATACATAGAAATGAGAAAACAATGGCGAGAACAAGAATATGTATGGAGGGTTTGAAGTATTTAAAGCTTACTTGGCAATAAAGTTACATTTTACAACGGATACATATAATTATGAAGAATATGGTGGAAAAGTTAATTGTAAACTTGAAACATTTACTAAAAGAAATGACAGATATTTCTTTCACAAATTATCAAAACAGTATAACCAAGATAACATTGTTGACTTTTTTGTTGCTAATTTTATACACAATAATAAAAAATGGGTAGGGAATTTATTACAGAATGACGGAAAAGACGTTTACTTGGACTTTAAAAAGCGTAAAGAGGCTTTTGGATATCATTTTAGGGACGATATGGTACGGATTAGTGATGACTTTACTTCTCGCAATCTTTCTTTTGATGATGGTTTTGTATGCCGTGGCGGACAACATCCTAGATTGTTACGCTTACTTATTCAAAAAAGAACGTCTTTCCAATCCATCATTGTGCTTGACCACTTTTTGTCGTTTAGTAAAAATTGGGATAAAGAAATTACCGAAAATGTGGTATGGCCTAAAATCTCATCTACGATTGCCAAGTTAAAACCTTTTGTTAAATTCAATCCTACCGAATGTAAACTAATAATGAAAAAGGTATTTGTTAAATGACAATAGAACCAATTAAAGAAAAACTAGACGAAAAGATTGCTAAGTTAAATTCAAGCAGAGTTTATAAAAAGGTAACACCTAAGGGCGACTTATCTTGGTATATTAAATGGGCAAGTAGTATTATGTTAATAATAACTATGATACTTACATCAGCAAATATATTTCCTATAAATTTATACATTGGTCTATTTGGTATGGCAGGTTGGTTAGTTGTTGGTTTACTATGGCACGATAGAGCTTTAATAGTTTTAAACGCTGTATCATTAGCTATCTACTCTATGGGTATTATAAATTATTATTATGGCTAGAGAGGGCGGATCATATCCTAATATTGTATTTTGTTTAGGCAACGGCCAAAGTAGAATGGGTGTTGACTTAAAAAAATTAAGACAACACGGTAAGATTTATGGTTGTAATGCCATTTACAGAACCAATCCAGATGACATAGATGTTTTAGTTGGTGTTGACCAAGGTATAATGCACGAAATGTATCATAGTGGTATTTGTGAAAAGATACCAACTTATTTTAGAAACTGGTCAAAAGTACCTGCTGAACTATATGAAAATATGATTAAGGCTGGTGCTTCAGATGAAGATTTAAGATTAGCAAGAGAAGAAGGAGCTTTTTATGAAAATGATAGAACTGGTTGTAAAGAGTTTGTAATGCACGGTTCAAGTGTATCAGGTGTGGCACACGTGGTAAGAAGTGATAAAACAAAAGGCAGAAAATTTGTACAACAAAAATCTATAAAAATATCTTGGCTAAAAGATGGTAATAAATCAAAATGTTTAAATGACATAGAAGATTTTAAAGATAAAGGTTGGGCTGCTGGGCCGACAGCGGCTTACATATCTTGTTTATTAGAACAACCAAATGAGGTTTATCTATTAGGTATGGATTTGAATAGCACAACAGGTAAAGTTAACAATATATTTGCTGGCACACCAAACTATGTGTTAAAAGACCACGCTCCTACACCTAGTGTAAATTGGGTACAACAATTAAAAGAGACATTTTTTGACTTTTCTGGTAAACATAAGAGTAAAAAGGTGATGTTTTATAAAGTACAAAATAGTATCAAAGGTGGTGATGAGGTAAACAAGGTGGTAAGAGAATGGACAGACCATAAAGGCAACCTGGACTATATGAATTATGATGAATTTTATAAGAAGTTTAATTTGTAGGAGCATTGACAAAATCACAAGGTTATGATATATTAGTAGAAATATGTTTGATAAAATTATATACAAACTTTTAGACAAAATAGTAAGTTGGTGTGAGAGTTATAAAGAGTACAGAATTAAGAAGTCTTTACCAAAGGCAACCTATGATGAAAAGGCTAAACAAGAAAGCTTAAGAAAATGGGTAAGTCAACGTGAGAAGTCTTATAAATAAAAATGATACCGATTATACAGGTAACACAAATACAACGAATACAAAGTAATAAGGAGAAAATATGGACTTTGAAACATTAAAAACATCATCAAGTAATTTTGATAAACTAACAAAAGCACTTGAAACAAACCTCAAACCTGAGGATCAATCCAACAAAAGAAAATACGAAGACGATAGATTCTGGAAACCAGAACTAGATAAAACTGGTAATGGCTTTGCTGTAATCAGATTTCTACCTGCTATAGAGGGCGAAGATTTACCTTGGCAGAGAGTTTGGTCTCACGCTTTCCAAGACAAAGGTGGCTGGTATATTGAAAACAGTTTAACAACATTGTCTCAAAAAGATCCTGTGTCGGAAGAAAACACAAGATTATGGAACACAGGACTAGATAGTGATAAAGAGATAGCTAGAAAAAGAAAAAGAAAGTTATCTTACTATTCTAATATTATGATTGTAAGTGACCCAAAACATCCTGAAAACGAGGGCAAAGTATTCTTATTCAAATTTGGTAAAAAGATATTTGATAAGATTACTGAAGCAATGCAACCGGCGTTTGATGATGAACAACCGATTAACCCATTTGATTTTTGGAAAGGTGCTAACTTTAAACTAAAAATTAGAAAAGTTGATGGTTATTGGAACTACGACAAATCCGAGTTTGAGGGCGTAAGTCAAGTTGCTGTTGATGACGAGAAAATCAAAGCAATTTGGAAACAACAACACCCTCTAAAACCTTTTGTTGACCTTAGTAATTTTAAAACCTATGATGAACTCAAAGAGAAACTGAATAGGGTAATTACAGGCGACAGAAATGCTAGTACCGTTGAGAATGTAAACCTCCCGCCTCAAACCAACGGCACAGCAAAAAAAGCTGAAGTTAATGCTCAACCAGAAGCTAGTGATGGTGACGATACTTTGTCATACTTTAGTAAATTAGCTGAGGAAGAGTAATACTCTCTCTCTTAACTATGCTTAAAGAGGTGGCTAGAAATAGTCACCTCTTTTTTTGTTTACGCTTATAAATATTGTTATGGCTTCGATATTAGACCCATTAAAAGATAGACAAGGTGGTATTAAAAAGTCTGCTGATTGGTATAGAAAAAATGTACGATCAATAGCAGATACGGTTACCGCTAGAAAGTTAATGAATAGTGGTAAATTGATAGGTAAACCAAGCACAGGCCGTTTAAATATGTTTTTCTACGACCCTAAAACAAAAGCTAAACTACCATATTATGATAGATTTCCACTTGTATTACCACTAGAACCAATTAAAGGTGGTTTTTTAGGTATGAACTTTCATTATTTACCATATCTTTTAAGGTTTAGATTATTAGAAAGATTACAAAAGTTTTCAGATGGTGGTTTTAAATCAACAACTAAAATGAATGTAAGCTATGATATTGTGAAAGGTATTAATCTAGTAAAGCCAACACTTAAAAAATATTTGTATGGTTATGTTAGATCAAATTTTTTAAGAATAGATTTTGATGAGTCTGCTTTAGCAGCTTATCTACCTGTACAAAGATTTGTTAAAGCAGGTACAAGTAAAGTATGGGCAGACAGTAGAGGTATGATTTAATGACATACACGATAGAAGAAATTATAGAAGCAATGAAAAAAATTTGTCCAGAAGCCTGGAAAGATAAAAGGAAAAACTAATGGCCATTTTAAGAGGCGGTAAAAGAATTGGTGGTTTTGATGTAAGGATTGGTATACCACGTGACCGATCTTTAGACAATGTACAAGGTGATAGTAGATTAAAACAAAGAGCAGGTGGTAATCCAGATTCTACAATGGGTAGAATACAAGCATATGTAAACGAGGCAGAGGGTTTTGCTAGAAAGGCAAGATACTATATTGAATTTAATTTACCAAATGGTGTAGGTGAAAACTTATTTGGTACTTCCGATAATGACGCTACTTACTCTAATGAAATTACAGATGAAACAAGAGGTTTTGCTTTATCAAAAGATTTAAGAGCAGTACAATTGGCCAACGCTAGACGAGTACAAGCATTTTGTTCAGCAGTAGATATGCCTAGTAGAGAAATTTTAACAAAAGAAGTTAAGCACAATGGCCCTAGTAGAAAAATAGCTTATGACGCTCAGTTTGCTGACATAACAGCAACATTTTATACAGACAAATTTTTAAGAGAACGAAGTTATTTTGAACTATGGCAAAAAGCTGCTTATAGTACAAGCACATTTAATTTTAATTATTACAACGATTATGTATCACCAGTTAACATATTACAATTAGGTAATTATGCTAGCGCAAACGAAAGAGATGATGTAACATACGCTGTAAAATTATTTGATTGTTTTCCAAAAACTATTAGTCCTGTTTCGTATTCACACGATACAAACCAGGTACAGACGTTTACAGTAACGTTTTCATTTAGATATTGGGTCAATTATT